CCATGGCCCGTTCCAGTTGCGTGCTGTTGAGCGGCAGTAAACTTTTCATATCAGCCCGCCAGCCTCACGTTGTAGCGCGTACAGAACGCTGCTTGCGCCTTGGTCGGGGCCAGATCCTGCCAACCGACCAACTCAACCCGGGCAACGCCGGCAACGTGTAACTGGGCGTCAACAGCCGAGCGGGCGACCTCTACGCCCAGCCGCTTGCGTGGATTGATCCAGGCTGACAAGCGGCTTTTCGCCTCGGCCAAACTGGCATCCGCTTCCGGACCGGCGCTGGCCATGTGCAAAATGGCGTCGATCTCGTAACGAATCACCTGCGCGCTCTGCACAGTCACCCGATCTCCAACCGGGCGGACGTCATCGTCATTCAGCGCGGCGGCCACTGTTGCCAGCAGCTCCGGCGGCGCTTCGCCCTCCCCGTCCAGCCCGAGCACCGTGACCGTGACGTAACAAGGCTTCGGACTTTCAGCCGTGGCATCTGCCACCCGACCTGAGGCATTGCGTGCATGCAGGATGTAGCTGTTACGCGGGCCGGCCGTGGTCAACCCCTCATAAGCCAACTCGATACGCTCGCGAAACGGATCGTCGTCTTCCATGACCCTTGGCACCGGTGGCACTGCCAGTAGATCCTCAGCCTGAATGACCAGGCGCTGCAGATTGACGTTGGCTCCCAAGTGATCGAGGTCACCGCGAATGGCATGCGCCAGTAACAGCGCCTTGCCGGCGTCATTGACTCGAGCGCGATTGCCGACCTTGTTGTAAGCCCCGACCTCAAGCACTTTGACCACTGGATCGCTTTCCAGCGCGGCCGTCCAGTTGCCGCCCATGTATCCGCGAAACACGCTCAGCCCGTCCTGATAAACCTCTTCGAAGTCCAGAGGCTCCAGCACGGTCGGCGCTGGCAGCGACGACAGATCTACGGTACTCATGCGGCCACCTCCAACGTGACGTTGTCGCCCAGGTACGTCCCGACGATTTGCAAATTGATTTGCCCGCCAATGACGGAAATGACGCGCACTTGATCCAATTTCAAACGCGGCTCCCATCGCCCCAGAGCACGGGCAGCCTCAGCCTGTACGGCGCTTTTCCAGCCTTCGTTGATGGGTAAATCGACAAACCGTCGCAGCTTGCTGCCGTATTCCATACGGTGCCGGCGACTGCCCAGCGGCGTGCTCAAGATGTCGGCAATGGATTGGCGCAGGTGCTCGATGCCGGATATGGGTAGGCCGGTGTGGCGATCCATTCCGATCATCGAAGTCACTCCTTGAACGGCTCGTATTCTTCGCTGGCTTTCAGGAACTTGACCGCTTCGATGTCGGAAGCCGGCACCACGACCGTCGCCTTGTCGACCGGATAGGAACGGTCAGTGCCGGGCACGATCAACAGTCGCGACGTGTAGAGCTTGTCGCGGAATTTCAAGGACTCAGGCGATGAGTAAGTTGAGGATGACAATGCCGGTTCGGAGGACGCTTGCACCTCGGTGACGGTCGTATCGATCTTGGCCATGTATTTCTCCAGGCATGAAAAAGCCCGCACTGGGCGGGCTGTCGTGAATGAACTAATGCGTGTGGTGATTACTGTTGCCAGTGGCGTCAATGATCGCACCGGCGCTGGTGATGCCCTTGGTAACGTGTAGCGCGCCGTCGATCATCACCGCCGCTTTCAGATTGATGTTGCCGGTGGTCACGCTCACGGCGGCATCGGTCACGACCGCTTCGGTGCTGGCCACTTTGATGGTGACCGTACCGCTCGGGAGCGTGATGCTGTAGCTCTTGGCCTGCCAGTCGTAGATCAGCGAGCCGCCATCATCGAAGCGCCAGACCTCAACATGATCGCGGTTGTCTGGCGGCGGTCCGGCATTGCCATACAGGCCCGGGACGAACGTGCCTTGTGACACGTCACCGCTGGGACTGATCAAACAGCCCTGCTCACCCAAAGACGGCGCCCGCCAGTGCCTGGCCTTGCCCGCCGCGATGCTGTGCCAGCGCACCCACGCGCTGACCCATTCACTGCCATCCGACACGCGACATACCGGCGGCGAAGCTGATAGATCCACCGCAACCACGTAGCAAGCCTTTACCGCTCCCGCGATCATGCGGTCATGCTGGGCGCTTGCGTAGCTCACGGCAGATCCTCGGGTTTGAATGGCCCGTCACCCGGATCAAGGTCCAACACCAACGTTCCCGGTGGTTCGTCCCGCCACGGCCATTCCTCAACGCCGAGATAAACCTGCTGAGTCCACTCCACCAGCCACACCGTGTATCCATCTAGGTGCGGCTGGGTCCAGTCCTGCAGCGATTGCACAAACTCGGCAGGCTCAACTGCTAGCCCCCACGTCTGCGCGCGCAGCAGCACCGCCAACTGCGTCGCCAATTGCACGGCCTGTTGGTGATGGTGCGGCTTGATCGGGTCAACGATGATCCGAGCCTCGAACTTGCAGACCAGCGAGGTTTCGCCGGTGCCGATATCGGTACCCGGCTCGATCTCGGACACCTCCAGAAACACCGCTGGCAGCAACACGCGGTCCTTAATGTCTGGCCAGGCTGTTACGGCTTGCACGCCAGGCAAGTGGATACGCACATGCTGTTCTACGGCCCGATAAAGCTGGTCCAGGCTGAACGGTTCCTCAGACATTGCCGATCCTCTTGAGGTATTTTTGCAGCTCAAAGTTGAGTTCCTGCTTGAGGATCTCCAGCAGGCGCTCATCCGCTTTTTTCACCCAGCTGTCGAAGTGCGGCCGGGCTTGCTCAAGCGATACCTTGGCCTTAGCCAGCGGGAAACGACTGCCGTTTTCGGCGACCCAACCCGAACTCGGCCCGCGACCAGGTGACACCGTGCTATCGGGGTAGTCGTCCGCGTTGAAATGCTTGCTGGCCGTGCGGATCCAGATGTCGGGCTTGTTGCCGTAGACCTTCTTGAGGAAAGCCCCTTGGTAGCGCCGCCCCGCTACTGACACGCCGGTGCCGCTTTGCCGCGCCCGACCGATCCGGCTGGACTCGATGGCGTTCAAACCGAACCACAGTTTGCCGCTCGCGGCACCGCCGGAAACCGGGTAGCTGCGCAACCGCTGACGCACCGCCGCAACAGCGATGCGCTCCGACCGACTGACCGCTCGGGCGATGTGCGTGCGCAACCAACCCAACGTCTTGTTGATCGCGCGCCGATGCGCCGCAGCAGCCGCTTTCGGTACCACCTTGGCAAAGTCCTGGAACGCCTGAAAGTCTGCAGCCGAAGACTGGATGGAGATCATCCCGCCCCCCGCCGAGGGTTTGAAATAGCTGCCGACACTCATGGGCGCAACCTCAGAATCAAGGCGACCAGGCCATCGCCGCTCGGCTCGAGCTGAATCAGGTCGTAGTCGCCGCCGCCATCCAAGGCAGGCAAGTCGACGCTGACCAGCATGCCCTGCTGCAGACCTTGCGAATCGCTGACGCGGATCTCGAAGCGCGGCTCGCGCAACCCGGTATTGAGCTTGCCGAACTTGGGTTGCAGCCAGGGTGCGGCGAACATGCCGAACACTGGCTCTTGGCGCCCCTCGATTCTCGCCGTATCGCCAAGCGTTTCGAACACCAACGCGTCGACCTCGGCGATCAGATCGCGAAAGCCCACGGTCAGAGTTCCAGCAGGACCTGCGCACGTGGTCGCGTGCACAGGTGCAGCGGGTTGGACTGCGCCTCACCGGCCATGCCTTTGTTGAAGGGCAACGGCTCGATCATGCTGTAGTACGGGATGCCCTGGGTATTGACCGTTTCCATGTAGTCGGCCGGCGCAAACACAGAGATATAAAGGTCGGGGACGCCTTCGGGAACCAGCAGCGCCTTGTCGTCATGAACAAAGGAAACGCCGGCCACCTTGCCACGGTAGCGTTCCCAGATGATGCCGCCGAACTCGAAGCTCTCACGGGCGTCACCGCGCAGTGCCGCTGCCTGCTGACTGTTGAGGTAGGTCTCTTTGACCGACTTGTGAACGATCAGCTTGTTCCAGAAGTTCTTGCCGCAGAAGGCGCGAGAACCGGTGCTGGTCACGCTGCCGAGCGCGTCTTCCTGCATGTCCAGCGCTTCACCGCACTTGACCCGCAGTTCCGTGCCCGCATCCGCCAGCCCCATGGACAACTTTTGGCGATCCACACCGAAGCGTTCATAGAGATCCAGCAGTACGGTTTTGCCGTCGGCGTCGAGGATCTGGCCATTCAGTGCGCCCATACGCTGGAATTCGTGCGTGGCGTCCAACTGGCGCCGCGCCTTAGCCAGCCGCGCATTAACCACGTCCTGCACCGCCTGCAGTTCAGTGCGAGTGCCAAAGGCACGGATGCCTTGGATCTCGTCAGCCTTGATCGTGAAGCGCTCAGGCAGATGCACGGTGTTGAACGGGATCAGGTTGCGCTTGCTGGCAGCAACCACCAGGCCAGAACCACCACGCTCACCAGCAGGCACCAGGGCCAGGGTGTCACCGTCCTTTTCAATCTGCACGGTCAGGGTCGTGATGCCTTCCTCACGGAACAGCCCCAAGGCGCTGATGCGCCCTGGCAGGTACGGTTGATCATTGAGTGCAGCGGTGAGCGAAGTAACGGTGAACGCTTCGTCGTCAAAAATGGCGATATCGGCCATGGGTACTCTCCAGAAACGAAAAATCCCGCACGCGGCGGGATGCAAAATAAAGAGGGAAATGCTTTAGCGAACGATCAGCGAATGTGCGGCCAAGGCTTTCTCAGCGGCCAGATCGAGGCCGGTCAAGTGCGCTTCGCTGACCTCGGCCAGCCGCACCACGGCGCGACCGCGACGCACCACGTCGGATTCACCGAGCGGGCCGTAAAGAATGGCGACAGCGTTTTCGGTGCCGTCCTCTGCCGTTGGGTTGTACGGTGCGAATTCGCCGCTGGCAGTCACCAGCCCAAGAATTTGGCCCGGCCACAATGCTGGACCCGCCGCGACATTGATCGCTTCGCGCGAGATCGTGCCGGCGCCCTCGGACAGCAGAAATTCACCTGCGTGCATCGGTTCCTGTTTGATGGTCATGCTCATGCTCCTTTCGCGCCGCGCGCGGTTCCAGTTTGAGCCGCTTGGCGAGCAGCCCAAATCGAGTTGGGGTCAGGTTGTTTGGCCAGCACCTTGGGTGCCGGATCGTCCGCCAGCGGAAGACTGTTGTCGATTTCAAAGCCCTTGCCGCTGGTGACTATCTTGTCGAACAGACGTGCCCGCACCGCCGCCGCATCCAGACCGGCCGCGACATATTCGGCGCTGAATTCCGGCAGACGCGCAGCCACGCAGAGGTCGTTCACCGCTTTGGCGCGTGCCAGGCCGGCGAGAACGATTTCCTCGCTTTCGAGCTGGGTTGAATTGAGCAGCGGCTCGACCAGGTTGCTGATACCCGCCGCCGTGCAGCGCTGAGTGATCATCAGTGCCAGCTTTGCCGAGTCGACTACAGGCGGCACCAGCGGCGGATCGACAGGTTCAAGTTCGGGATCCGGTTCAGGTGGCTCGTCGAGCTGGGCCACCAACTCAACCGGAGCGTGCTGGAACCGTTGCAACACCGCGCCTTGACCGAGGCATGCTTTGACCTTGATGCCGTCGCCGACTTCGTCTGCAAGACCAAGCGCCACCGCTTCGTTGGCAGTCAGCCAGGTTTCGGCATCAACCATCCGCCGCAGCTCGGCATCATCGACGTCAGGCGCCTTGGCCTTATAGGCCGCGATGATCGCCTCCAAGGTTTGATCCAATACATCAGCGACCCGGCGGAAGTCCTCAGCGCCACCGCCTGCATAGGTGTATGGGTTGTGAATCATCAACATGGCGTTCGCCGCGATGACTACGCGGTGTGCACCGCATACGGCCACACTGGCCGCACTCGCGGCCAGTGCATCGATTCGCCCGGTGCAGCGCTCGCCCAGACGCGACAGCGCATTGTGCATGGCCAGTC